GTTTCCGGATTATAAAGAGGTAAAAGAAAAGATAGTGGAAGACTTTAAACTTCACATAAACATAAGAGATAGTAACGATAAGATGTATCCGGTTGGTTTTCATGTTTACTTTGACATGAGCTTCTTAGCCATGTTTTTTAAGAAGTGTAATGATCGGTTTCTAGGTAGTTTTATAAACTGGAGGAGGTTAGATATAGCACCGTTTGTTCATATGTTGGAATGTAGAGGATTACTAAAGCTAAAGAATTATAAGTTAAAAACTGTTTGTGAACATTTTAGTATAGAACTTGAGGATGCCCATGATGCTATGAGTGATATAGTTGCTACTAGGGAATTGTTTCATGTAATAAATAAAACCACGGAATTTAATTTAAACTCTCCTTCAGTAGATGACGATGAAATAGAAGAAGAGATCTTTGAGGAAATTATATGACGGTAACACTGTTTGGTGAAGTGTCAAAAAAGTGTAGTGGTTGTAATCTATCACAAAACACTATTATAAATCCGTGTATAAAACCTTCAAAGTATGGAAAGAAGGTTGAAATACTTTTTATTGGTGAAGCACCTGGCGAACAGGAAGACGAAGATAATAAAGTATTTGTTGGTAAGACCGGTCAACTCCTAAAAAAGAATTTAAAGAAATTAAGGTTTACCAACTTTGCTTTAACCAACGCTGTTAGATGTAGACCAATAACCTCTAATGATAGAAATAGGAAACCAACCGGAGGAGAAATTAAAGCTTGTAATAAATTTCTTTTAAAGGAAATAAGGAAATATAAAGATACATTAAAAATTATAGTTCCACTTGGTAATACTGCGTTAAACTCCCTGATGAAACTTACAGGCATAACAAGGTTCAGAGGTAAACTTTTAAAGTACAGTAACAGTAAAGCAGGTGTAGAGAATATAAACGTGTTACCTACTTTCCATCCAGCTTCTATGTTATATAAAGATGCCGAAGATAAAATAGAGTTATTTGTATTGGATTTAAAAAAAGTAAAAGATATTTTAAGAGGTAATACTGAATTAAAAAAAGAAACAGAAAGTTTTAATTACAAGTTTGCGGAAAATGATAGTCAAGCTTTATCCTACCTAATGCAATTACAAAAGCATAAGATAATAAGTGTTGATATAGAAACTTTTAACAAAGATGATAATAGGATAACTGTTATAGGTTTTGGTTATGGTAAAAAGAAAGCCTTTTGTATACCCATTTGGCATAATGATATAAAGCTAAAACACCCTGATACAGTTAGAGGAGAGATAAAATCAGTACTGGAGGATACCTCTATAACTAAAGTCCTACAGAACGCTAAGTTTGACGTGTTACAGCTCATGAGAGACTGGGATATAGAAACAAAAGGTAAGATGTTCGACACATTACTCGCTCACCAGTTGTTAGACCAGAAAGGTTCCAACGATTTGGAAACAATGGTGTGGGAAAACTTACCGGAGTATGGTGGTTATAAAAAAAGGTTTTGGGGTAGGTTTGATAAATATAATAATACATATAAAATACCCATAAAAGATTTATCCGATTATAATTGCATGGACTGCGATACTACCTACCAGTTAGCCTTTATATTAACCAAGCAGTTGAAGAAGACTGGTTTGTGGGATCTATTTTGGAACATAGTAATGCCGGTATATTCAGAGTGTTATATGTACTTGATGTATTACGGAGTAAAACCTGATATACAATATGTAAAGAAGATAAAGAAAATGTTGGAAGCAAAGATAAGGAATATGAGATTTAGCCTTTGTGAATATAAAGAAGTAAGAAGATACCAGATGACCAAAGGATCTAAATTCAAACTAACATCGTCAGACCAGTTAGCAGAAATACTTTTTAATAGGATGAAATTGCCTGTAATATCGAGAACTAAGAAAACCAAGAAACCACAAGTTAATAACCAGGTTCTAATTGTTTTAAGGGATGATCATAAATCTAAGTTTGCCAAGGATCTACTTGATTATAAAAAAGAGATAACAAGGTTGAATACCTTTGTTACACCAATACTTGATAAATGGACATGGGAAGACGGTAGAATACATCCTATGTACAGGTTTGTTGACACCGGTAGAACAGCTACTAAACACCCAAACATGCAAAACATAGAAAGAGGAAGCTTTTTAAGAAATATATATTGTAGTAGAGAAGGCTGGTGGTTGTTGGGTGTAGATTATTCTCAAATAGAATTGAGGGTTTGTGCTGCTATATCTGGTGATAAAGCAATGACGGAGAATTATGTAAATGGTGGAGATATCCATATAACAACAGGTTGTGGTATTTTTAATTGTACACCAGAGGAATTAACAAAAGACCAAAGAACAAAAGCAAAACCATATAACTTTGGAGTTATTTATATGAGGTCGGCTGAAGGTTTAGTTTCAGATAGGAAAGACTTTAATGTAGACGGAACAAAGAAAGTAAAACAGGTGCGTAAAGATATAGAAGCCTTTTTAGAGTTATATTGTAGTGTACCGGAATACTGGGATAAGGTTTTCTTTTCTGTTAGCAAAAAGGGATACATTACAAACCCGTTCGGCAGAAGATATTACTTCAGAGATTTACAAGGTTTAACCCGTGAAGAAATAAGAAAAGAGGAACGGCTGGAAAGTTTACTTAGAGCTGCTGTAAATGCACCTATACAGGGTGGTGCTTCCGACATAATAAAGAAGGCTTTTATAAACATAATGAGAAGATTAAGAAAAGAAAAGTTATTAGGTATGTTAAATAAGGTAGTACCAGTAAACGAAAATCACGATGCTTTATATTGGGAAATTATTAAAGGTGTGGTAAGAGAAATAGCGGGTATTATAAAAGAGGAAATGGAGAATGTAGAAGTTCCGTGGTTGGGAGATATTCCTTTGGTAGCAGACTTAGAGATTGGCAAAAGATGGGGAACAATGAAGGAATTAGAGTTATGAAACCTTATTACAAGACAAAACTAGGTATACTATACTATGGAGATTGTTTAGATGTAATGCCAAGGATTAAGACTGGTGTTGTTGATTTAGTTTTAACCGACCCACCATACGGAACAACCGCTTGTAAATGGGATAATGTTATTGATTTTGATTTGATGTGGGAACAGTTGAACAGAATAATAAAACCTAATGGTGCAATAGTTTTATTTGGTAGTGAACCTTTTAGTAGTGCTTTAAGAATGAGTAATATTAAAAAATATAAATATGATTGGATTTGGGACAAGAGAAAAGCAGGCAATTTTGCTTTAGGCAATAGGCAACCATTAAAGACACACGAAATAATAAGCGTATTTAGTTTGAAAACACACAACTATTACCCTCAAAAAACACTTTTAGACAAGCCTCAAACTAGGCATTTAGGGAAAAAATCAATAAATAGAAAAGATGGTTTTACGGGAGGTGTAGGAAAAGAAATAAAATACGGAAAAGATTACGAGCCGAACAAAAAACTTCCAATATCTATACAGGAATTTAAAAAAGATAACTATAAAAACAATAGATTTCATCCAACTCAAAAACCTGTTAAACTGTTAGAATACCTAATAAAAACATATAGTAATGAAAATGATATTATATTAGATTTTACAATAGGATCAGGAACAACAGCAATAGCTTGTGAAGCATTAAACAGAAGATGGGTAGGAATAGAAATATCAGAAGAATATTGTGAAATAACAAAAATGCGGTTAAGAAAATATAGAAGAACGAAAGGTAATAAGTTCTTTTGATAAACAAAAATAGTAGTCTTATTATATGAAAGGGTGAAAATTTGTGGTGCAACGTAAACCCGGTAGTAAAAAGAAACCAGAAGTCAAGCCTGTTGATAGAGAGGACATACTAAAGTTTCATATTGTAATGAAAGCGTTTGGTATGGATTACCGGTTGGATTTAGGAAAAGAATTAGGTGTTAATGAAACCGAACTATCAAAGGAATTTGCAGAACAATCGGCTAAGTTTGCTTATTGGGGCTCTATGAAAGCCTGGTCCGAAAAGTATTTAGCTAGTATAGAAGAGAAAAAAGATGTATTGTTTGCTGAGTTATGTGAAGCGGAAAGAACAAGACTTGGTAAAATCACAGACGAAAAAGATAAACCAATAAAAGTAACGGAGACAATGGTAAAGAATGGTGTTATTACCGATAGTGAATATAAAACCTATTCCAGAATACACCGTAAAGCACAACTCCAGTACAGTTTGCTGAAGGTGGCTGTGAAAGCTTTTGAGCACCGGAAAGATATGCTTATATCAATAGGTGCAACTAACAGGAAAGAAATGGATTCACAAATAAGTATACTCCGTGATGAGTCGGCAAAGATAGTAAACAAGAATAGAAGAAAGTATAAGGAGGATGACGAAGAATAATGAAGTGTAAATGTGGTTTCAAATTTAGTGGTCCAGGAGAATATAGGAATTGTCAAGGTTTTATAACTACTGAAGGGAAAAGTGGTATAATCTGTCCCGATTGTGGAACAATGTATATAAAAGGCAAAGAAGTGTTTGTAAAAGAGGAGGAGGAATAAACAAATGGGAAAACTAAACATGAAGGCTTTAAAGGAGCAGTACGAGACAATCCAGAATAGGATAGAGGGTAAAGGTAACGTTAGACCTGGTGAGCTTGGTCTAAAGACAGGTGATAACATCGTAAGGATTATGCCACCTCACGATAACATGGATCACTTCTCCCTTGAGATAGGCGTTCACTACAGTATTGGTGAAGATAACACAAGGATATACTGTCCTAAGTTTATGGCTGGTAAAAAGTGTCCGGTGTGCCGTGAAGTGAAGAGGTTATACGCAACAAAGGACGACGACGATAAAGAACTGGCTGGTGATTTAAGGGTTAAGAAGCGTTTTCTCCTTAACGTGGTAAACATGGAAGACCCGTCCAAAGGTGTACTCAAGCTAGAAATAGGTACAAAACTACATCAAAAAGTTTTGAAACTTATACTTAATCCAGATTATGGTGACATAACTGATCCTAAAACCGGTAGAACCTTGACCATAGATAAAACGACGGTGAAGGGCAACGATGGAAATTTATATCCAGATTATGGTTTAACACCAAAAGGTAAACCTACCAAGCTTCCTGATAAGTACTGGAAGAAATGGCAAAAAGGAATTTACGATTTACCAAAGGAAATAAAACTTCTTTCATTTAAAGAAATAGCGGCTATGTTGGAGGAAGACGACGAAGATTTATCTGAACAAGCAACAGGGGTTGTAGAGGAAGAAACCACGGAGGATGACTTTGGTGACTTAACCAAAGATGAAGATCCATTAATGGAGGACGACTCACTGGAGGAAGAAGTAGAAGAAGAGAAACCAAAACCTAAGCTTAAAAAAGAAGAACCGGAAGAAGATGATTTTGGTGACCTTGAGGAAGAGTTAGAGGAAACCAACACGGACGATGATGACGACAGTGTCCCGTTCGATACAGACGATGATGACGATCCGTTTGACACGGACGATGATGAACCAGAACCGGAGAAAGAAGAGGAAGCTACTAGTGACGATTTTGAAGATTTAGAATCAGAATTGTTGAACGAGCTGGAAGAAGAAGGAGCATTTGACGAAGACTAAGATATAGGTTGCTCCAGCCTCACCATCAGGAAAGTGGAGCGGTACCCATTAGCTCAATTGGCAGAGCCCTTGCTAGTAGCAGGGAGGTTGCCGGGTCGAAACCGGCGTGGGTACTTACGAAGGAGTTGCTAAAATGAACAGAACACCAGGTGGAAGTAAACCCAAAAAAGAAGTTACAAAACAAAAAACAATATCTGACAAAGGTATAAAAAACATAATAAAGAAAATGCTTGGTAACAAGGGTAACCAAGTAAAAGAAGGAATGACGTTTTTACTTTCAGACGGATACAAAGAAACAACAACAGTAAAAGAATTGTTTCCGTTTGGTATACTGTCCATGGATATTGCTTGTGGTGGTGGAATACCAGCTAGTAGAATAACGGAGTTATACGGTGATTTTTCTACGGGTAAAACTCTTGCTGCTTTACATGCTATAAAAGAGGTTCAAAACTTGGGCGGTGTTGGTTTATATGGTGATTTAGAAGGTTCTTTTTCGGACCACTTCATAAAAATTCTTGGTATTGATCCGTCAAGGTTTATTTATATTGAACCAGGGACGTCTATAGAAACGTTTCTCACCAGGACACATAGGTTTATTGAGAACCTACCATCGCACATACCAGGAATGGCTGTTATGGATAGTGTGGCCGGTGGTTTTGCTAAACGTGAAGAAAAAAGGAGTTATGATACCGCCGAAGTTGCCGCAAGAGCTTTAGCAATGGGTAATATAAGAAGATTAACAGCACCATTAGCTAGGAGTAGGGTAGCACTTATTTTAATAAACCAAATAAGAAAAAAGTTCGTAACGTTTGGTGATGATGTTGATACGGTTGGTGGTAACGTTATAAAGTTTCAAACATCACTAAGGGTATGGATAAAGAAAGTTAAGCAGATAAAAAAAGGTGAAAAGGTTATTGGAATGCACGGTAGAATTGCTGTTACAAAAAACCGGTTTGCTCCACCATTTAGAAAAGCAAATATAGCCACCTTGTTTAGTAAGGGTATACTGCCTTATGTTGGAGCTACAGATATTCTACATAGAGATGGGAAGTTACAAAAGAAAGCTGGTTGGTTACAAATAGTTGGCACAGATATAAAGTTCCAGAAAG